TAAAAAGTTTATGAGCCTCTGGAATAGTGGGAGCTGTAAAAGTTTTCTCTCTCCCAGGTAATTTATAAGTGCATTGATACATTAAGCAGCCTCCTTTATTTTAAATTTAATGTAATTTCTAAAACTAATATTTTTGAAATAATCGTACCCATCTTTTGAGTACATATACATCCAAGATCCAGGTTCGCTTAAACCCTGGGATTTTGCGCTAGCAAATGCTAATTTATGATTTCTTAGATACATTAAGCAGCCTCCTTTTTTATAGAAACTGGTATTTCTATTTTTTTCCAAACTAAAAGAACCTTACCAATAACTTTTGAATGTATGTTTTTTTGAGGAAGGATCTTGTTTACAAAAAACTTTTCAAGATCCTGGAAGGTTTTGAACTCATATCTTTTATAAGTTTTTTCCATATATTATTAATATAGTTATTATTGCCAGATTGTCAATATAATAAATTAATGAGGTATTGCATTGCCAATTATGCAACTTTTAGTAGGCATAGGGATGGCTATCTGCTTAAAGCAGTTTCTTAGAATGATTATAAAATACCAGACTAGCCTGGTAATTTGCTTTGCTCATCTTTTAAAGTGATTATGTCAATCAACTTATTATGAGCTTCTTTAGAGAGAGCTGATATGCTTGGATTAACAGTTTCATTATTTAACTGCTTTGTTATCTTTGCGTTCAACTTTTTCCTCTCCTTTTTTACCACCTGGATTTTTTTCTCCAGATGTTGATAGTGTGTATGCATTGGCATCTACCTCCTTTATGCGTTGAAAGTCATAAGATAAAGTTTTTTCACTTATAACTATCTTAGCAGCTGAACTTGGTACACCAGCCTTAGCAGCTGCATTCAAGTCTTTAAAAGTTTCTGTTGCCGTAAATGAAACTGATCCAGACCAGAATTTTTCAAACTTTTTAGGGATGCTCATAAAGCATCCTATTATGTTCTTTTAATTCTTTAATTTGTTTTTTTAATTTTTTATTTTCTTCTGCTAAATTTTGATAGGATAAAATTGCTTCTATTAAATATCTGGAGTGATCTATACTTTCTTCTAATGCGTCATTTAACCAAATTTTACAATCGTTAGGATTTTTTAACATAACTTGCCGCATTGTCAAACCAAACTTATCCATACCTTCTTTGTCTCTATCTAAGATTTTACTAATTAAAGTATTAGTATTTGGATCTGGAGATAAATCTATCGGTTTATTTGGATACTGCGATGTTTTCCCGTCAGTTTTGTTATCCATTTTCTATCCTCTAATTGTTTTAATATTGCTCCAATTCCAGACTTGGATTTTAAACCCACCGCAACCTTCATTTCATCGTAAGAAGGTGCGATAGGTTTTTTTTTCATATATGATTTAATATAATTAAATAATTTTAATTGTTTTTCAGTTAAACCATATTTCATATTTCCCCTTTAAAATTGATCCATAAAATCAGTACCACCTTGAGCTGGTTGAGCAGCACCAGTAGTACCCGTTTTCTTAATCGTTATTTTAAGAGATTTATCTTCCTGGATATATCCAGATCCCTCACACCAAGAGCCATTGATAGTAAAGTTCTTTTTAAAAGGTTCTCCCTTCTTATTTAACTTTTCGCTATCAACCAAAACAAAGTCTGGTCTTTTTTCCAAACTTTTTATTTCCTCTGGAGACATTCCAGGTTTTGGTGCTTTATTTGCATTTTTCTTTAACGAAAAAGTACAAACCCAATTTGGATCCTTTGGTTTGTTATTGTATTCAGCCATATTATTTTCCTCCTTTTAATTGCTGATTTTTATTCTCAAAAGCCTCCATAATTTCTTTGGCTTTTATAGAATTTTTTTTAGCAAGCTCTAAAAGATAATCTTTATTCTCTCTTTGGAGCTGCTCTAAATTTGCTTGATGACTTGCGTGTTTAATTCTTTCTAAAATAAATTCTGAGTGTTCTAACTTAATCCCCTGGTTTTCATTTCTTTGCTTTGGTGGTAGTTCAGATTGTGAATATAAATCTCCATGAATATTAAGAGCTTTAAGAATAGCTCTATCCGCAGCTCTCTTTTCAGCTACTGCAACTGGATAAGCAAATAGGTTATTAGCTGGAGATACTTCTCCTAAAGTTATAAACTTTTTACCTTGATATTTTGCTATACTTTTAACAACTGCACAACCTTTAGTAAGATCACAATAATTTAATTCTACATCAGTTTCTATTCCATATTCATTTGCTAAGCGTTCAACTTCTTTATGTTTAATTGCAAACTTACCTGGTTCAAATTCATAGATTCCACCATTAGTTTTTAATTTTGTTAAATGTTTTTCCAATGTTTGTGGAAAGTTTACTACAGTACCCATTTATCTCCTTTCAATAACCAAGGCTCAGACAAAGCTGCCGCAGAACTGAAACCTTGGCTATCTTTATTTAGAAAGAAGAGGGAGAAAAAGACTATTAACAAAAGTATTTTTACAATTTTTAGCACCATACTTTCATTATTTTTTTTTTCTTGCATCTTTCCAAATTTCTTTTGCAGCTCTATTTGCTGCCAATTCAACATATTTATTTTATCCATAATTCAATAATCTCCACAATTAAAACACCAGCTAATAACAAAGCTAAGATCGTATGGTAGATGTGCCAAACTAAATTTCTATCTGTTTTCTTTTTCATACATGACCCCACAATCTCATAGCAGCTGTTAAATGATCTCCCATTCCTCTCCAAAAGAAATGGTCAAAATCTGGAAATATATCTTCTACCCAGGTAGTTTTTCCAGAGTGTCGTTCCATTATTTCTTCTCTACGCTTACAAACTACTCTCATTTTATTAATTAATTTTTTTAAATTTTCTGGTTTTAAATCTTCGCAATTATCTGGAGTAAAAATATTATAACTTTCTGGATTTATAACTAACAAATGAGGTTTTTTTCTTGTTGCTAAATAATAAAAAGCAACTTGCAAAATATGTTCATTCCAACCCATATAACCTTCGTCAATTTTAGGAACTGAATATGAGCTAGTGCCATCTTTTCTAGGTCTATTCTTTTTGTACCACTTTGTTTTTAATTCAACAAAATTGTTTTCATCTTCAAAATCCACTCTTCCTATAACTGGAAGTTGACAGCCAGGCAGCTCCAGGCTAACAGATCTTTCGCATTCAATAGGAGATGTTAATTTAATATCTTTTAAACCCCATTTTAATTGATGATATGTTTTTGCTAATCCTTTTTTATTTTCTTGGTGGGATAATTTATCTTCTTCTGAAGCGGGTTGATAAGCATCAAATTTATCTAAAACTTTTTCAAATATTTTTTTAGTTTTTGGAATTTCTGTTTTAACTAAACCTTTTCCTTTAACAAATTTCCAAATATAATTTCCAAATTCATATTGACCCATATCTCCAATACAAACGCCAGAGTGCATCTTAGAATTGATAGGTAAATTTCTTCTTTCTTCCTGGGTAAGATATAAATATTTATATCCCCACATATCATCTGCGGCATTTATTTGAGAAGGGGAGTGATGATTTAATTTATAAAGTTTAACCCACTCTGGAAGTGGTTTGATCCCTTGGATCCATTCAAATAATTCTTTATCTACAATATTTTCTTTTAATTCCATAAATCAAATCAAGAGAACAATTGATAAACATTTTGGAATTTATTGCAAACGAAATAAGCACTTTGTCAACATAGTTGCCAACAGCACATATTATAGGTTGTATATATAATTATTTAATAACTAAATTAATTAACTCTGGATCGTATTTTGCCTTAACGGGTGTGGCTACTTCTAAAAAATTTGGCGGCACATTATTGCACGCTTGATTAAGAATTTTTCCAGTTGAGCTGTTTAAAATTGCTAAGGTTCCATCCCCATTTGGTTTTAACAAACCAATACAAGGAGTACATTTATGTTTAAATTGTTTTAAAGCAAGTTTAGCTGCTTCTTTTGAGGGAGCTAAATAACAAATTCTACCAATTGCCGACTTATGAAATTTTTTATTTTTAGGCATATCAAATAACCAAATTTCTCCATCGGTTGGTGTTCCTGGACACTCCATTTGAATAGCCATTATATTTTTATGGTTGTATTCATACGGAATAGGTATTCTGTGCTGTTCTTCTTTGGTTAAATCTTTAACTACACCATCCCAAAAACATTTTTGTCGTAATACAATCTCTGATTTACCACCTTCAATAATATCTACTGGATGGCATTTTAAAACTTTTGAAATTTCAACTGCATTATCCCAAGCTACTTCTCTTGAATTTTTTACCCATCTATTAACAGTTGTTTTATCTCTTCCAAGTTGTTTTGCTAATTCTACCTGGCTCATATCATTATCTTTTAAAAGTTTAGATAAATTTGCCATAGTTTTTTCTGAATGTGCGTTTTCTACTAATTTTAATTTTTTATTATTTATTGACATACTGGCAATATATTCAATAGGATTTATTTGTAAAGGTATTTGTGTAAAGTTATATTTAAAGTTGTATAATAAGTAACTTTATCCCTTGTTATCCCCAATATATTATGAATGTTCTTTTGACAAGTTGGCATTATTGCATACAAGAGTTGCCAATGACACTAAAGGAATTTCAAAAAAAAGAAGGTTATTCGCATCAAAGATTAGCAGAGTTTCTAGGAATTAAAGCAGCAAGCACAGTTTTTAGGTGGACCAATGGCACAAGGATGCCAGGCAAATCCAACATGGAATTAATTAAAAAGAAAACTAGAGGAAAAGTCAAACCCGCTGATTTTTATGGCTAAGAAAAAAAAACTAACAGGAACTATAGATGATTATCCGTTTGTTGAAGTTAAGTGGTTTGATTGTATTGCTAACAATGAATGGATGCCAATCTCCAAAGCAATACGACTTAAACCCGCTATCTGTTATTCTAAAGGTTATCAATTACTCAGAACAAGAAAAAAAATTACAATCTTTGCCGACTATTCCGTTGATGAAGATGGAACGCTTGAAGTAGGAAATCTAAATACAATTCCTGGAGCTTGGGTTCAAGAGGTTACGGAGATAGTGATTAAATGAAATATTTATTTTTATTTATTGTTGCAGCTGTAATTTTATTTCCAAAAAAAACACAAAATCAAACAATAGATATTTATAAAGTTGAGTGGGATAAATTTTGTAAAACTTATATGAAGTGGGTTAATAAATATCCAAATTCGATGTCTGCTGGATGTTGTGATTTTAACCATCCATCTAATGACAGACATAAAATAGAATATTTAGGCGATAAGTTTGAAAAAGAGCAATGTGTATGAATGATGAAGATAGAAAAGATTTAGAAATTAAAAAACTTAATGAAGCTAATAAAAGGTTGGTTGAAGAAAACTCTAACTTTCAAATAATTAGCAAGGGACATAAGGAATTAAATGGGGAGCTGCGTAAGGAATTAGACGAAGTTAAGGAAGATAATAAAAAGCTAGCAAAACAAGTTTCAGATTACCAACAAAATTACATAAGGATAGATGGCAAGAAATAAAGTTATCCCCGTGAAGTGTCAGATTGATATTTTTTATATTAAAAATCGTGAGGTATATAATATCGATGGCTCGTAATAATTATTTTGATAAAGGAGATCCTTATTCTGAATGGCACAGGAACCTAGATAATAAACTTGGTTACATTGATATAGATAGCGTGGGTATCTGTTTAAAATGTAAGGCTCCCTTGTATCTTGCAGAGACTACTTTCGATGTTAATCAAAAATGGAAAGCAACTACTACAACGGAGGCTTTAGCAAGATTAGCTGGTTTACCTAGTTTTTTAATTTTTTATAAGGTTAATGATAAAAGGGAAGTAATTAGCTTTAGAGTTAAGCAGCTCACTCCCACTAAAGATCAAAAAGAAGTTTATTTAACTCCCGATGCTTGGGTTCAAGCAATGGAGCTGCTCCAGGATCGGCACAATTTAATTTGTAGAAAAAAGGATGTAGCTTGAGTTTATATTTTGTAGGAGATCTAAATGTTTTGGCGGATAAGCGGCTGAGTGCTATTGACAAGTTAGTTTATTTTGCTTTGGTTTCTTATATGGATAGAAAGGATGGTAAATGTTATCCAAGATACGCCACAATTAAAAAGCGAACTGGAATATCAATAGCAGCTATACAACGGAGTATTCAACACCTTGCCAAGCTACAGTTTATAAGTAAAAAACGGCTAAGCTCCACAAACCTTTACTTATTATCGCAACAAAAAATACTTGAGGATACTATTAAAAAGAGAGTGATAACTCTCACAGAGGGGAGAGATATATCACACAGAGGTATATTAATAAAACCATCTTATAAAACTAACTATAGGTATAAGAATAATGTTAATAACTATAATAGGATATTCTCAAGACAGGGGGTTGAAAAACTTACTATAGAATATAAAGGAAAAACATATAAGGAATGTGGAAAAGAGGGATTTTGGAAGGAATTTAGGAATGATAATGGGGATATAATCCGTAAGCATTCTTTTAAAAATATAATTGAGGAGGTAAACCCCTCCAAAAAAAAGTTTGATGCTGCCGCAGAAAAGGCAGCAATGTGCGGATAATAGCTCATAAAATAATTGAAGTCTTTGAAGTTGCTGGCAGAACCGAAAGAATGATGCCTGGATTAAATGCTTTAAAACCTAAAACTCCCAGAATGTATGATGTTTTAAAGATGAGCTATGATCCAAAGGATATAGGATTTTGGCAGAAAAAAGGCTTAAAACTTAGAGCTAATAGTCATCAAATCACTTGCTGGGAACTGGCTATAGAATTATTAATAAAAATTGAAAAGCTAGAGGA